ACGGACACCCAATCGAGTGCGTTCCGTTGCGCCTTCTGTTACCTCGTCAAATGTGTCTGTGCGGGTGTAGGCATCTACGGCATCAACAGCCTCAGTTACCACGCCCCCATCTTCGTCCAATACTTCATCTACAGCTACAACAGCAGGTACGTCAGTCTGTGTTTCCCACCAAGTGCTAGAGATGAACATGGCGTAACGACCAGCATCTAAGCCTTCCGCCGTGAATGCATCCTGTAAGTCCTGTGCAATGATACCGAAGTGAATACGGGCATCGTCGCCCTTGTCAGCTACAGCGTCTTTCCAGCGGAACTTGCGGAGAAGTCCTTTGCAGGAGACAGCAACACGGGTTTCAGCAGCATCCATAACTGCAATGTCTTGCTTCTCGTTGCGGTCAGAGGTTTGGATAGTGCCGTTAGTGGCATAAACGTCATCCCAGCGGACTGTTGCTGAACCTAGGTCTTGGTCATTGTCACTACCAGAACCGTTAGAGTTGCATGGTTGGACGCCGCCAAGACCCATTTTTATCCCAGAGCCACCGTAAAAGTACGGCCTGCTACCGTTAGACCCAATACGCCCCACCGTTACGGTGTCCTTCATAATAGTGACGATATCACCGTCACTCGTCAATCTATTGATAACAAGGGCTGAGCCAGCATTTCTTGTGCCGTATATGCCACCGTTAGATTTCGCTTGTACACCAACAGTACCAGTAGCTGTACCAGTCTTACCCACAAGCAAATTGCCCGATGAGTCAACCCGCATGGCCTCTGTGGCACCAGTGTAAAATGCTAAAGTGTTCCCACCATCTGTTGCGTTAATAGTTCCATAAGAGCCGTCACCCGACTTTATTGTTATCCTAGAAGTTCCACTGACGTCACCACGTTCAAATACTCCTGTGTCGGAACTCCCCGAAGATAAAGAATGCAAGACTGCACTAGGCGAACTCGTGCCAATCCCCACATTTCCTCCCCCGTCAATCCGCATATACTCCGTAGCGTTTTCACCAAAGGTTATCAAGTCGGACGCTTTGTTGCCAAACTGCATGTATCCCATGAAGCTAGCGTCAACCTTGCGCTGAATACGGTGAGCAGCAGTCGTCCAAGATGTGCCTGTTGTAAGGCGCTCAGAGGTAAACTGGAGTAAGTCGCTGTTACTGACGTCAGCTTGTAGCGTCAGAAGATTTACGTCGTTCCCAGCGGTTCCCCCAAGGACGGTATCGGTACTGCCCACATGAAGTAGGGCGGCTGGGGTGCTGTTGCCGATGCCAAAGTTACCAGCCGCGGAAAACCGAGCGTACTCTGTGTTCACTCCACCGCCTTCGCCTCTGAATATGAGCTGCCCGTTAGTAGCTCCATTGCGACTGCCAAGGATGGTGTTACCACCCGCGTTGGCTAGCTGAGTGTACTCATCAGCAATATCGTTATCAACCAGGAGGATTCTTGGAGTAGGACCAGTAAGGAATAGGTCATCGCCGATAGTCACGTCACCCGCAAATATAGCATTACCATGGAGGTCTAACGAGTAAGCCTCTTTGACATAGCTATCGACTGTTATCCGAACCTGCCCACTAGCGTCAGATTTTAGCTTGTGCTGGAAACCATAAGTTCCCCAGTTTGTAGTAGCACCCGTGTAAGCTGTAGTCGCCGCAATCATGTACGGTGCATCTTGGTTGCTTGAGTAGTTAACGACCTCTGCGCGAAACTCGTCCTGTGCAAGAACGACACCAGCTACTTCCAGCGTCTCTGCTGGGGCGTTTGTGCCAATCCCAACATTCTCACTAGCATCAATTGTGATAGCTGTAGAGGTTGCGTTGTCGTCGATACCTAATGAAGTGAAGGCTCCACTGACGGTGGCATCACCTGCGACTGCCATGTCACCCGTTACAACGGCGGCTGTTGTGCTAAGTAGTACGGCCCTAGTGCCGAGATACCCAGCCATTATGACTGCTCCAAAACACTGATGAGGGCATCAACTGAGGACGCAGTGTTTGACGTAACGACAACAGTATCACCAGTCTCCAAGATGATCTTGCCGTCCAGCACGGAGAGCGAGGAGTTAGCTGGAATTGGCACGGTCTTGATGAGGGTAGCCCCAGCGCAAGATACCGCAATTTTGATCTGAGAGGCTGTTACGTTAGAGATGTTTAGTCCGATAGTTGTAGATGTAGTTCCTGCAGCCACGGTTGTAACCGTAGCAGGAGAAGTGCCTACACCAGCACTTGTATAGTTCGTGATTACGTTTGGCATGATATTATCCTAATGCTATAGCGAAGACGATAGCTGCGTCTTCTGCGATTACAGCACTAGCTGCTGCGTTTGTTTCGGAGGTAGCTGCGTTAGTCTCAGACAGAGCAGCGGCATTCTCTGATGCCAAGGCTGCTGCAGCGGAGGCCGCAGTAGTAACTACATCAGCGTTAGTAAGGACGAGATCAGCGGCTGTATCAATCGTATCCTGATTAGTGGCTACGAGATCAGCGGCTACTAGAACCTTATCTGCTGCTACAGCGAGTTGATCTATGTTAGTTTGAACGAGATCAGCAGCGGTAGCTAAAGCATCTGCATTAGTTGATACTACATCAGCGTTAGTTAGTACCACGTCTGCGTTAGTAGTAACGACATCTGCGTTAGTTAAAAGTAGATCAGCGGCTGCTGCGTTCTCTGATACAAGCGCTGCTGCTGCGGAAGCCGCTGCTGCTAGTATGTCTGCATTGGTTAAGAGCAAATCTGCTGCTGCAGCGGCTGCTGAGGCTTCTGCTGCTAGTGCAGCGGCCTCTGCGCGGTTGCCAGCGATGATAGGGCTCTCAGTGCCTTCTACGCGACCGTCAATGAGTTCTTGGTAAACCATGAGACCCTGCTTAGCAGAGATGTCTAGGTTAGCGGGGGTTACGTCTGTACTGGCTGCGAAGTTAGCTGCGAGTGAAGTCTTACTCACAGTACGCAATACCTCTACAGTATCACCGATTGTTAGTGTTGGAATAACTGAAATAGCGGAGTCGTCAATCCATGCAAACGAAGTGTAGACAGGATCACCTGATCCATCTACTGCTGAGTTCACACGAACGAATACATCTGCGCGTGTAAGAAATCCCAATGAGAAGTTCACCGCGAAGGTCTGTGCTCCACCAGCGTATGTGGTTGTGTTAGTTGATAGACCCATGATGGTCCCCTTCTTGGTTATCTTCATAGTGGATGGTTAGAGGGCGACAGTATTGCCGCCCCCGTTAGTACTAGTCTGCTTGTCCCATAGACGTGAACATCTCGCCTACCAGAATGGTGTTAGCGAATGGTAGCGTCCGTAGAGCCTTCTTGTCGTCGTAGTCAGCGTTGCCTGTTGCTGCCTTAACCAATGCACCGGGGAGGCGCAAGGCGTCGTTAGCGAAAGACAGGATAGGCGGTGCGATCTCAGAATGACTACCGAACTGGTTAATGCGATAATCCTCTAAGCCCATTATGGTCATAAGTGGATCATGCACCATTGGCAAGAAGCCTGTCATGTTTGAGTAACCGAAGGCACGCTTGGCGTGTTCCCCAGTTGTCATCCATTCACGCTCGCTACCACCAGCCTGATCCAGACCCTCACGGAGAACAGACGCGATACCTGCTGTACCGATACTTATAGCAGTTAGAGCCAGACCTGCTGGATCGTTGTTACGGAAGTGCCGTGCGAACTGCTTGTGTGTCGCTCCCATAGGGAACGTCTTCAAGTGTGTCAGCACAGAACCAGCACCGTTATGCATCCAAGAATCTTGCTCACCTGCCATAGACTTCTGCACAACTTGGTTGATGTTCCGAGTAACGCTGCTTCCTACGTTATCACGCAGACTGCCTTCCCATGAATCAACATTAAGACGATTCACGAAGCCCTCTGGAGAGAACTCAATTGTACCATCTAGGATTAACTGATCTAGACGGTTCAATGTCTCTGCATCGAGTCCGAGGTGACGCCACATACGATCTGCATCGATTGGGGACAACTCCTCGCCTGCGTCTTGTGCAGCCTTCAGAGTACGGAACACCTTATCCATTGTACCTAGAGCAGCGGTCTTCTGCTGCCATCCACGTACTTGGTTGAACATACTTGTGTAGCCTTGGACATACGATGCGCTAGAGGCGAACTTGTTCATCTTGCTAAGTAGGTCTGCACCGTCCAGAGCACTTACCTCGTCGAGGTTTAGGTGCTGACTGAATAGGTGTTGGTCTTGTCCGATCTCACCAACTAGGTACGCCATCTCATCCAGCAACTCTTTGTTACCAGCTTTGATCTCGTCTCTGAAGTTCTGGATACCAGAGCGTCGCAAGAAGGAAGCTGCACCCTGCATGTGGATCGTAGCAGCGGTCTCTCCGAGCTGAGTTAGACCGATCTTGTTCAACCATGCTAGGTTAGTCATACGCTTAGCTAGTGCTGCTAGTGGGCCTGCAGATTGTGGGCCTGCAGTACCGTTGACTGCCTTACTCCAACCCTTGACGGCACCGCCATCGAAGTTAGTGAACATCGCATTGAGTTCGTCTTTAGGTGTAAGCGTCTCGCCCAAAGCGCGTTGTTCCGACTGGATAGCAGAGATCACGTCCTTACGAGCAGCACGGCTTGTGATGCCCTGACGAGCCAAGGCGGCTGAACCAGCAATACGTCTTGTGTATCGCTGCCAGTCGCCTGCCATATCGTTGCTCAATAGGTCTACGATCTTAACAGAATCTGTAGCACCCTCCGCCTCTGTGAGGATGTCGGTGTACATATCTATATCGTTACGGCTCTTAGCGAAGCCTTCTTTACCACGATTCTCTGCAGCAACGCCGAGGCGCTTCATAAGAGACTCGACCTCGACCTCACTCATACCGCTGCGCTGCAGGGACTCCCGTAGGAACTCCTTACCGTCAGCCTGTAGAAGCGAGTGAACGCTAGAGTCGATCTCTGCTTCGTTGATCTCTGTACGACGGATAACCGCCTCTGCTACAGCATCAGCATCTTTGCCTGCAGCCATACCAGCCTTACGATAGCCTTCTGCTACAGCGCTAATGATGTTCGCACGAGTTACCCGACCAGATGAGATTAATGCATTGATCTTTGAACCACTCCAGACGTAGGGTGTGTAGTGTGGGTTGTCTGCGACATCCTGCATACCACGTACTGCGTGTTGATCGTCCCGCCCCTTACCAATAGCAAGAGAGTCCCGTGCTGCGCTGTCGTATGCGTCTGATGCACGAATAATGTCTTCATCTGTGGACCTAGCGTAGCCATGCTCGCGTGCGTTGCGTTCTAGCATTACGTCACGGTTGAAGCGTGCCACACCTTCTTGGGAGATACCGAACCCTGATCCGAAGGCACCTGCATCGTTGCGCTTCGCCCATGCGGTCATCGCCCCATGTACTGGAAGGAGCTGTGTCTGAATACGTGCGTGGTAGTTCTCCACGAGTGTCGCGGAGGTTGATACGCCACGGTTAAGACCGGAGGCGCTCTCGTACACTGCGTGACCCAACCAGTTCATAGTGGGTGACTCTGAGGAGTACATGCGGGCTTGGAAGCCTGCGCCTACGACGGTGTTCCATGAGGAGGCTAGGGCTTTGTCTAGGAAGCCTTGCTGCGATGCCTTGCGGTCATTGAAGCCTGTGGTGTGGTTGCTACTCACTGAGTTAGCAGTAATAGCAGCCACCTCTGGCGACACGTCCATGTCTACAAGAGCAGGGTTGACGGGTGCCGTTAGCTCAGCATCGCCTACTTGAGCAGCACCAACTGTTGATGGCCCTGTTGCCTGATCTGCGCTTTCTCTTGAGGGTGCAATAACACGTATCTCTGGAAACACTGTTGATCCCGGAGCCGCTTGCTCTGGATCAATCTTCTCGAATGGAAGAGCTGGGCCTACGACATCAGCGGTCTCGTTTGTTGCGATGAGCGATTCATGGCCTGTCTCTACGCGCTGGGCGTAGTCTACTTCGAGGTCGTGAAGAGACCGAGACATGTCGCCACCGATTACACCAAAGGTGCCACCAAGGGCAGCACCGCCGATTACAGCAGCGACGAATGAAGACTCGTCTGCAGTCTCACGCACGAGGAGGTCATAAGCACCTACTGTAAGGCCAGCCTGAGCACCACCAGTGATGCCTTGTGCAACACCCGCAACGCGACTGCTGCTGGTCGCCATCTTGGTAGCACGCGCGATCTTAGCAGCACCGACCATACCACCTGAGCCGAAGTTGAGGACTATGTCAACGTCTACGAGTGATCCTATTAGCTCTAGGCCACCACCGTCCCACTGTATAGCAGACATGCGCTGTGCTTCGAGTTGGTCTAAGATGCGTGCGCGTGTTCGCGTCTGTGCATCGAATGTAGGCCCATCCATGATGTCGGAATGATAGTCACGAGGGATGTCTGCAGTGAGTGCATCGAAGTTAGCTTCGTTGTCTGTATCTGATCCATCATCAAAGCTGCCGCCGATAAGACCTATGCCGACACCTTTGAGCTTAGCGCCTATCTGACCTGTAGTCAGACCTGTGCGACCGTTGGTGTTGTTTAAACGATCAAGTGGGTTGTCTAAGTTATACTGTTCGAGGGCGGCTGTACCTTCGTCGTTCCCACGACGTATTCCTGCTGCGAGTGCTGTTTGGTTGAAGCCTGACTTAAGGTCATCCAACACACCACGTTGATTCATTCTTTCTTGAGATGTCTGGCGATCAACAGAGTCCATGAATGGCTGGTCCGTGTCGTCACGTTCTGGTAGTGGTAGTTCAAAGATATCAGCCATGGTACTCTCCATTGATTAAGGTTGAACCCCCGCCAGTTAAGGCGAGGGGTATTGTTTACTTTACTGCAGGCGGAACATCTCCGAGGAACTGCGGTACAAAGTCACTGTTCGCTGTACCTGCTAGTACACCAGCTTGGTGCTCGGCACGATAGGCATCACCGATTGCCCGTAAGTCACCGAAAGGTAGGAACTCACTGGGGAGACCGTTAGTCTGAATCACACGGATACCGATGTTCTGTCCATTGGAGGTGGTCGTGAACGGACGAACTCCTCGCTTACCAGCACCGAGTGCGTCATCTTTGCTGATAGACGGTTGCCCAACAGAGCCGCCGAATACACCAGCTATGCTGTCAGCCACGGCTAAAGTACCGCGTCCTACCATACCAAAGTTCTCGCGTATGGCGATCTCAGCTAGGAAGCCCCATTTCTCTGGGTCTTCTAGAGCCAACTGTTGCATACCAAACAGGATGACCTCCTGCTCGATACCGTCCTTACTCATAGTACTGGCGTGCTCTCCAAAGAACTGTGTCTGCAGATCGAAGCCTTTGTCCATGACAAGAACCTCACCACCCACAACAGAGGTACGACCCAAGATGCTGCGTGTAGCTGCCTCCGCGTAGTACTTCGGTGTGAGATCAGGTCGTACTTTCTGTAGACGCACAGCCTCTTGTATGACATGTTCAGACAGGTTCTCAGCAGTCTCATCAGCGAACACTCGTGCCTCTTCAGAAGGAAGACGATCCAGACGCTGACTGATGTCTGCGTTGCTGGAGAATAGACCTTGGAAGTAGCCGATGTCTTCTGATTTGAAGTACTTGTTCACAGACGTAATGATACCACCGTTGATACGGACGGCATCCTGTACGCGATCACCTGTGACCATACTAGCAGAGCCGTCGATCTGGTTCTGCATAGCAAGCATAGCTGCACCGATATCCTCAGTGGAGGAAAACGATCCACCAGCGAAGTCCAGAACAGCTTCTGCAGTCAGCATACCAGCCTCGTCCAGCATAGTATCAGCTACTTCCGGAGAGTCCTGACGAATCTGATCCCACATCTGGATAGTACTAATCATATCTGGATTAGGATCACCGTCCGGCCCCACGAGCTTACGCCCAAGGATAGCCGTTGATTGAGCTGCGACCTGCTTAGGAACAGTACCTGCCTGTACCCACACACCCATCTGGGCTTGTGCTGTAGCAGTGCCTGTCTGTTCTGGCGGGAGCTGGCCTGTGGCTGTTAAGTTAGCAACGTCTGTGTCGACCCTAGCACCTTCTTGTGCGAAGGCTCGTTTCTGTAACTCAGAAGGTAACTCACTAACTGTGCCTGTTGAGATCGCCCTATCAATAGTAGACTGATCGGCTTCGTACTTCTTAGAAGCAAGCGTAGCACGGGCAACGCTTTCAGACGCTGTGTTACGGATAGCAGCAAAGCCTGTATCGGCTAATACGAGGCCACGGTTATTACCCATCTCACGTACAGCACCTAAGTATGCCTCCTGTGCTGCACGAATCTCAATACCTGTGACACCCTCTGCGTTTACGAGTGTACGGAACACACCACGAGCAATAGCTACATCATCCTTGAACAGTGCGATGTTGTTTTTGCGCTCGTCGGCCTCAGCAGCCGTGGCAGCACTAGTGGCTGCGCTACGAGCAGCCTCAGCGCGTGCAGCAGCAGCATTGATACCAGCAGTGATGTCACCATCCCGCGAGTTAGCGATGCTTCGCGTGAGGTCTAGGTCATACGTAGACAGTGCTGCGTTCTGAGCAGCCATATACTCACTGCGTGTGGTCACTCCTGCCTTAAAGTCAGCAGCTACATCAACCATCGTCAGACCGTAACCAGCCTCTGCATCTATCTGCGCCTGGTCACCTTGCTGTTTCAATATAGCATCGCGGAGTTTTGTTGCAGACTGGAGTTCTGTTTGAGCCATAGAGAAACGCTCAGCGTTAGTGTAGTATAGGTTACCACCATTAGCGGATTCTGCGATGCCTTTAGCATAAGGTTCTGTCTGAGCGCGATCTGGAAGTACCGAGTAATCACCGCCAGCTTCCATCCACTTGTCCGCGTTTGTGAAACCAGCGTTGTAGCCGATAGCAGCAGCTTCGATGTTACCATCATAGCGATCTACCATTGCAGCCCAGTATTCACGACCTACACGAAGAGTGTCTGCCTGCGAACCATCAGACGGGCGGATACCGAAACCGGGATCATCCATAGTCTTCGGCATGACCTGCATACCGCCTTGGGCTTGATCCCCTGTGTTAGCTCCGCCTTCGATGACGGGACCAGTGGCGTTTAGGTTCCCACCACTCTCGAAGTGCATAACGATATCTTGGGTTAGCTCTGCAACTGTTCCCCAGTCACGATTAGTCTGTGCTGTTTGTAGGACAATTGCGTCTGCGCGTTCACCGAGATCACCTGCTGTCTTAGAACCAGCCATAACAGCTTGTCCTTGAGCAGCACTAATGGTTAAACCACGACGTGCTTCGATAGCAATGAGATCATCAACAGTTGCATTACCTGCAGCGAGATCGCGCTCGAAGTTAGCGATAGCCTCTTCGTGCTCTGCGTCATAGGTAGAGCGCACTTCGTTCTCGTACTTATTCTTAGCAGCCTTGATAGCCTGACGCTCTGCATCAGGAAGCTCATCTAAGAGGCCGGAAGCCTTTAGCTGGTGGTAGGCTACTGGGTTGCCGTTGTTGAACGCAGCAACCGTCCCAGAGACCACAGCAGTTCGTGTGCGGTCTGCGGACAGGCCAGCAGAAGCAGAACCCTCACCGCCAATGGCGTTAGAGATCAGCGCGTCGAATGCTGTAGCGTCCTTAGACATAACGTCAATTGAGGCAGACAATGTATCGAACGCATTCTGCTCTTCATTCTGCATGTAAGCAGTTGTGTGCTGAGCTACGAGAGTAGGCATGTGGTCTGCCATTTGCTCACGGACCATCTTAGCGGTCTGTTGGTCCATACCATCTAACTGCTGCTCCAGACGATTAACGTACGTCGCGCGGAACTGGTCTGGGTCTTGCTCATACTGAGACTGGTTAATCATCTCTTGTTGAGCAGCAAGCATAGTAGACGCAGTGGTCTGTGCCTGCATGACACGGTAGCCCTGCATAGCCCACTTGTCGCCGAACATGCCGCCACCCATGTCGAGGTCTTCCATAGCCCTACCTTGTTGGTAAGCCATTTGTCCTTCAAGGACAGAAGCCTCGTGCTGTTTGTTAGCGTACTCTTGGATACGAGAACCCGACCATTTAGAAAGGGATCGCATCATCTGACTAGATGTGTTGTTGATTACATCAGGAACAGAGGCGTTTGGTATCTGTAGTTGTGGTGTTTGTACTTCAACAGGTGTGATACCTGTAGCACCGACTAGACTGTCGGGTGTGCCTTCCCGGCGCTCTGATCCTATAGCCATGATGACTCTCCTTTACTTCTTCATTGGGTTAGACTGCCAATCGCTAGTCTTGTACCCTTCGGGTTGATTACTATCGTAGATGTCCACCATTGTTACACCTAGTCCAAGTAGGGCTGTGCCTGCACTTGGTCTTTGTATAACAGAGATGTCTTCACCCATGATAGCTGCGAGTTGGATATTACCGCGCTGCTTATCTGCTGCGCGTTCTTGTGATTGGAAGTTACGCATACGTGCGTGCTGTGCTTGTAAGGCACCACGGCGTAACCCCTGTAGAACAGAGGTCACGCTGCTACCAGCCACACCAGCGGCGGCGGCACTCACTTCAGCATTGCCCCTGTCTTGTAGACCAGACTGCTGAAGCTGCACCTCTAACCGTCGATTAGCATCCCCTGCCATGACTTCGTTCTGTGTCACGTCATTGATTGCTTGGTTAGCCGCGATGTTGCGCATTGTATTGGAGTACGCCTGAGACGCCTCTTGCATATCAGCTTGTATACCACCGACTGCGAGTTCACCCCAAGCCCCGATTGCAGCATTAGCTGCACCGAGGCCCATTCCGATTAAACTCATTAGAGTCTCCTTCCACGGGTTAAGACTTGTCCTAGCCATTCTACTTCAATAATAGTCATGGGTCGTACATCATCTGATGAAATTGTTAGTTCAGACCAATCACTACGCTCACCCCAAGGGATGATGTATTGACCAGAACGAATACCTGTACCATTCGGATCATCTGGATCAGCAGCCGTTACGATCTCTGTGTTGCTGTGCACGAGAGGTGCTGCGCGATACTTAGATGTCATAGACGAGTTGATGTATCCTGATTCCTCGAAGTAAGCTACGAACTCAGTAACCACGAGCTTAGATGCTTTAATAGATGCACCAGTGCTATCGCGGATGAACGGCATAGTCGGCTTAATCAAAGACGTGTACGTTAGTCCTGCATACACACTTGCGGTATCTGGTACGGTGACGTCGCTCATGAGGTAACGATAGGAGCCATCTGCTTTAAGAGACACGGTTGCGTTAACTGTCTGTCCGGGGATAGAGCAGCCCTGCCCTTGAACGATACGTGCATTCGACCACGGAAGGTCAATGTAGGTTTTCTCTGTGGATGTAACACCCGCCTCTACATAAGCTGCGAGAACGTAATCAGTGAGGATGTAGTCACTGGATGAGTCTGCTGCAGTGTACAGGTCCATCATATCAAGAGCGATAGGATAACCTGTGTAAGTGTTAGACGGGATGTCTAGGTTGAGTGTAGTCTGGATGTAGCCTTGTGCAGCACTGTGCATTAGAACGAATAGCTCAGACCCAGAGAAGAACACGTTTTCGATGTCATCTGGGAAGTCCCAACGAGACCACGAAGCCTGTGCCTTATCTGCTCCATCAAAGTAGTACTGGTGCACGAATAGAGTTCTAGCCTCATCAACGTGATCTGTTTGTACGATAACAAAGGCGAAGTTAGTACTAGCTGTGATAGCTGATACCTTACCCTTCATGTACTCGTCCTGTACCTGTGTGATAGACACAGCCTCTGACGCATCAACACCAGCGGAGGAGAAGAACTCCTTCACACCCGCATAGCCACCGTTACTGAACGGGAAGAGCAGTGTACGACCTGTAGAGGCCGGACGCGCTGCGTCACCCATCTCAAAGTTAGTAGTCTGTACGAGGGCTGCGTTACTTGGCGTTAGGGCAGCAGAACCTGTGATTAGGAACTGGCTCGTTGTAGCAAAGATGATGAGGTCACGGTCGAACGGAACAACCCATTCCATAGTGAACTCTGTCTGCGCTGTTGAGCGAACACCGATTGGATCGGAGGAAAGCTGTACAGTTGCTGATTGTTTCCAGAAGTCTACCTCGATATTAGTACGAGACATAATGACGTGCTGTCCTGCTATGAATACAAGACGTGACTGAAAGCCACTGACGTCCCTGATCTTCTGACCCACGAAGTCTGGCGCAGGGTTAGTTGTAGTATCACCTACACGACGTCCCTGCCAGTTACCCTTAGACACTGTGAAGTTAGTGCCATCGAAGGTCAAGATGTGTGGCATAGTTGCTAGGTCGAACTGCGATTCTTCCGCAGGGTTAAACCATTCTTGCCATAGACCATCTGATCCGAACGCAAGTCCAACAGTTGCACCAGTTACTTCAAAGCGCATCCAGAAGTCATCGTCAGCGCCTTTAGCGCCAACAACTTGTACTAATGAACCGTGCGCTGCGAACTCTGCGAGGTCTTCGATGTTCTTGACTGTGTTAGTCTGTGAGCGAATGAGTGTACCGCCTGTACCGTCTGCTACTGTGATTGCAGGATTAGTTACACCTGTGATCCGAATAACAGAACCAACGACAACACACAATGTACCGACTTTGATACTAGCGTGTGCGTTGAGTGCTGTCTTTAGCTGGTCTGCGATATAGTCTGAGGATGTCTTAGCAGCGTCTCCTGCAGTAGTACCGTCAGGGGCTGTGTAAGAGCCGCTGAATGTAACACCGTCTTCGTACTCTACTGTTACTGTGTATGTGTGACTGAAGGCACCACCAAGGCAGGATACGAGACCCTCGTCGGTAGTTACCAATGCCTCTTGTGCTGTTGTGGACGAGTCCATAGCAACCACTTTATCACGGTTCAACAAGTAAGCTACGTCATCGTAGACATAGACTTCCATTGCTGGACCTAGGTAGGTGGAAACACCTGCGTCTAGTGTAACGCTGCGCTTGACGCCCACGTCATCCAAGACTTCTAGGACACCTGTTTTTGTACCGACTTGAAAGCGATTGCCTTGCATGACCACATTACGGAAAGCGAGGTCAGTAGAAAGCGCTGTGTTATACGCAACGAGGTCTGACCCCGGACGGGATGTGAGTCCTCGTACAACGTCAGAGGCCATGTTGATCTGTTCAGTGACCTGCCCGTCGTTACGGATATGGGCTGGCTGCTGACTCACGCCTTGCAGCATGGAACCTAGTGTACCTGAAACGGACATGGCTGTCTCCTTATTGGATACGTGTGAATGGTAAGTCGTATGCCGACCGTCGAGTTGCGAAGCTGGCGTATGCCTTGCCGCTGAAGAAGTTAGCGTCTGTGTGCTTCATGTTAATGAGTACGAGCTCTCTCTCTTTACGAGCGAAGGCGTCCATGTACAGCTTAACCTTAGCACCACTACCATCTTGGTCGATGTAGTACTGCATACGCGCATGAGCTCGTACGAACTGACGAGCGATAGGAGGCATGTCATCTAAGGTGAGTTCTGCAATGATCTCACAATCAACGGACGCACCGATGATGTCTGTGTAGTTACCGAGGTCAAAGAGGTACTGACCACGGATAGCGTAGTCGAGCTTAGTATCTACTGGGTCACATGACAAAGCGTTACTAGGAACAAGGACACGTCCGTCCACGTTAGCTGCGAGAGTACGGCGTGTTGTGTTGAACCACAGTGGACGCGAGGAGAACTCTTCGATGACATCACTTAGGATAGAGTCAGCGGTGACGTAGTTAGGGTGTGAGACGTCCTCGGCAGACAGCTTGGCTGTACCCGTGGTCGCAAGCATACTGTTAATCAGGTCAAGACGTAGGGACATGACAAGCCTTTCTGTTAGGGGGTTAGGATGTATTGGTAGAACAGCCAACGGGAGAGACGAAAGCCGCTCAACGAATACACCGTAAATGCAAAAAAACCCCTCCTCCAATTAAGGAAGAGGGGCTAGGTAGTTTAGAGGACAGACTGAACAGCGTAAGCTGCGTCTGGACGGTTGAAGTTAGCACCGTAAGCCATCAACGAGTCGATGAACCACTGACGCTCAATCTTCGAGAAGTACACGTCGGAAGTCAACGGGATAGTCTCACCAACCATCAAAGCAGATGGGTGCAGGATCAGAGCTTCTGTACGTGCTTCAGCAGCAGATACGTCGTAGAAGTTAGAGTTAGCTGTGGTGGACAGAGCGTGACCAGTGATAGCTGCAGTTGGCAGACGGTTAGTCTGAACAACAGGAACACCCATTACGGTCTTGAACATGCCGTTAGCGAAGTCGCCGTTCTCTTTGCTATAGTCTTGGTTGACCAGCTTGTCGTTGTTCAACAGAACAGCGTACTGAGTTGGTGTCACGAAGATAACGCACTCGTCTGTGTCCATGTCCTTCAACTGCATAGAAACAACACCTGTTTCGAGGGCAGTGTAGAACTTAGTTGGGTCGAGTTCGTCGCCTGCAGTCGCAAGAGCAGCAGTTGTACCTGCACCGAATGCGCCGTTCAAGCCAGCAGGAGCGGATGCTGCTGCGCCTTTGATACCAGCGATGAGCATGGATTCATCGAACAACTTGCCGAGTTCTTTACCGTGGTCTTTGCCGAGTTCCGCACGAGCATTGAAGTCGATCTGGAATTCGTTCAGCATAGAGCGGTTATCACGAGCCATGACAACAGTGTCAATGGTCAGCGATGTGGAACCGAAGCTAGTCTTAGCTGCTGCTGGGCGAACGCCTGCAGTCAAAGTAGTCAACGAAGTCTTACCTACGCGACGGTTCAGAATGGTGTCTGTACCTTTGACGGATTTAACGTCAACGAAGTTACGCATCATGGACTTCTTAGCGAACTGAGAATCAACAGCGCCGCCGTACTGTTCGATCATATCGGCAATTGCCTGATCTGATAGGTGCGTGGAATCTGCTGGGATATTGATACCTGACATTTGATGTCTCCTATTGGTATGTGATTAGAGCTTAGATGCCCTTGGAACGACCGCGATTGCGATCCGCTTGGATTACGGCGATCTCTTTCTGAGAAGCGCCTCTGCGGTTAGCCTTTTCAAGAGCGGCGAAGTACTCTGCACGGGTTGTTGCTGTGCTTGCTGGGGGAGACACCGAAGTTCCTTCGGCGCGGGGGGTTGATGGTGCGAGGGTAGAATTGCTACCGTCCGCGTTGTAAGCTGCAAGGATTTCCGCTGCTGCGAATCGTGCCGAAGCACCACCCTTGTCGATCATCGGACGATACTCTGCGAGAGTAGCCTCCGGGATATTAGACGACGCCCATTTAGATGCGGCGTCCCAGTTGTCTTTACCACCGACAGCGGTATGAACCTCAGATACAATAGAAGCAGTTTTAACTGCGCTCTCTGCAATGTAGGTCTTAGCCCCTGACATAATGATATTAGCTGCGTTCTTACCGACCTTAGCTGCTAGTGCATCTACGTCGATCTTAGTGATGTCGCCTTCCATCACGGCATCGAACATCAACGCCTTAGCGTCGTCTGTACTGATACCGGACTCTTCCAACATACCAAGAATGCTGTTGCCTACGTCAGACCCTGTGTCACCCCATACAGAGGAATCATAAGGGGCTGCTTCGACTGGCTCAGCTTCTGGTGCCTCTTCCGCAGGTTCAGCCTCTGCAGCAGCCTCATCAATTGGAGGCTCCTCTGCTTTGGCTACAAAACCTGCGTCAGTGGCGGCGAGAGTGCCGTCAACTGGATTTGCATCCAAGTCAACGGTCTCTACTACAACAGCTTCAACAGTCTCTTCAACTACTGGTGTTACTTCTTCGGTCATCGTTCTCTCCTACGATTGTTTGTTGTCTATAGCTGCTTTCCCAGCATGGGTTGCAACTTCTTGTTGTCCTGCTTGTGCTTCTTGACGACCAGCCATCTGCATCTGTTGCTCTTGGTTAGCCTGCATCTCCTCTTGTGAGTACAGGAATGCCTTGAGGTCAACGCTGCGGTTGGTGAATACAAACTTAGCAAAGCGAAGTGGGTTGATAGAACCACGCATGTCTTCCGGTACAGCCTCCATCATCTGAAGGTCTCCGATAGCTAGGCGTAGGTTGTCGATCTGACCCTCACGGGACAGTGACTCAAGACCAGTCGTTACGACTACCTCAAAGGCATTACCGATTGTACCTACTTCTTTATCGAAGTCTACCTTACTGATAGCGTAGTCAGCTTCTTTCTGCTGCCAAGACATAGCGAGTTGTGAGTACAGACCACCGAAGGCGCTCTCTAGCTCATTAGCAACCATCCTGATCTCTACTGCAGTAACGCGCTCTGCGTCTCGTACAGTTGATTTAAGGAACGCCTGAGAGAGTTCATTCTCCCAACGGGAGACAACCTCAATCATAGTACTTAGATCACCACGAGCACGCATCTCAGGGATGCTGATGTCTTCTGCATTACCGGGCCAGTACGTGCCACGAGGGGCAGCGTTAAGGGCAGCTAGGTCATGCGACAGCGGGGAACCCGGACGAACGAAGAACTTAACGTCAGCAATGATTGCCATTAGATCAATGACAGCTTCATTCGTGACGTCGATGTTGTGGAACGTAGAAGCGTGATCTTCAACGAGACCACGACCGTAGTTCTCACCGGGGTGTAGTGTCCAGTCGAGAATGAGTAGGTCGTAGTCTTTGTCGTTTTGATACACGGTATGTCCGATACCAACGCCTTCGGCTTCCTGCCGGATAGCCCAGCGCTTACCATCACGCTTGTAGTGCGTGAGAAGCTGAATCATATCTGTTTGCTTAGTACCGCCGTGCACAGCTAGGATCATCTTCTGCATCTCATCAGAGAACGTAGAGAACACCTTCTTGTCAGACAAGACGACTTCGATCTCTTTACCTAAGATGTCACGACGGACACCGTAGCGGTTCACTGGATACAATACGCGCTCACCTGACGGCATACGACGCAGCAGAGCGTTACCTGTTACGATCAGATGCTTTGCTGCTAGGATTGCTGTCGGACGATAGGCTGTTAGCTTCAGACCGCGCATAGCTACGCGCTCTAGCTTAGCTGTGGCATCTCGAACTTGTTCTTGAAGTACACTTGCTTGGTCATCACCGAGCTCCTGCTCTAGTTTTAACTGAGCCTCTGGGGTCATGGCAACTGTAAAGAATGGGCGGCTCACTGGGAACAGCACATCCACGATCTTGTTTGCTAGGTGGTTAACAAGGGAAGCGCCTACATGGACGTTACCATGAATCTGCTCTACCTTCTCACCGCCGTCGGCTGGCATGATAGCAGCCACGGTCCAACGAGAGAATGCTTCAGAGCGATCAATTAGATCGCCCTTCTCTGTGTCCATGTCTGCCCATACATTACTTACTTCATGGGCTTGCATTACAGACCTCCTACGGTTCTCTTAGCTTTGGAGACGCCACCGACCTTACGGCCCTTGGCTTTCTTCCTCGTTGCGCCTGTCTCAGTTGACGCTGTTGACGCTGTTGGGTCTGATTTCAGCAAGGCGTCAGAGGCACTACTTGTTCCGATAGCAACTTCCGCTACCTTATCGCCTTTGTCTTGGGCGTCTAGTGCTTGTGCTTCAGAGACCTTAACACGAGATGCTTCTGCTACTTTCTCGCGCTCTGCTTTCTCATCCGCAGAGAGTTGTTCTGCAGCAGCACGCGCTGCTTCGTTGTCTGCTTGCTGCTGCTTCGCTGCATCCTGCTGCTGCTTCAGTTCTGATGCACTGGCTGCTGCGCGCTCATCAGCGATGACACGATCCTGCTCTCGCTGTGCTGTAGCGGCTGCTTGCTGCTGCGCCTGTGATGCTGCTTGTTTCTTTGCAGTAGCGGCAGCGGCCTTCTTTGCGTTTGCTGCACCCGCTGCTGACACTCCTAGAGAGGCCGCAGCAATGATTGATGTGAATGCTGGCATGTATGCCTCCCATTATGTTTTACAGTCTGTACTGTGTCTCCGCTAGGGTGAATCCCTTACGAAGTATAATCTTATCTGCGATATCAGGGCTTGTACTCATAGTACACATCCTGATCTCGTCTACGTTTAGCCTATGACCCTCTGCAATGAAGGCGTCTAGTAGTTTAATACCGGAGTTGTCTTTGGCGAACCAACCGAGCTCAACTAGAGCATTAGCATCCCGGAATGAGTCTGGCATAACAACACCACCGATGTAGCCTTTATCTGATACAAAGCATACACCATCTTCGATGATGAGCTCAATCATACCGACTGTCTTAACTTCATCCAATGGCTTATGGTAGTACATAGTATTGAACTCTTCTGTGAGGTCAAGTATATGCCAGAGGTCTTGTTGAGTTGCTTGTCGGATCATAGATTACCTCCAGCGAATGCAGAGATAGATTCTAGTATATCTCTTTTAGCTGATTCATAACCGATCTCATACTCTCCATCCCCTTTCTTTAGGGGTTTAGGATTAAGTAAGATTCGTAGTTGTTCTCTAGCTGATTCTGATATCAGTGTTGATCCATAGGTTTTCATGCGTAGGTTCCTTACTAACTGTTGGATTGGTTACAGCATCCGTAAGACTAGCACCTAATAATATTGATAACTCC